ATCTTCTATGATACCATCTTTAACTTTAATCTGTAGTTTCATTACATCACCACATGCAGGAGCACCTACAAGACCAGTACCTATAGATTCCTCTTCCTTATTAAATGATCCCACATTACGAGGTGTTTCATAGTGATCAACAACTTCCTTACTATAGGACATTAGAATCTATACTGAATTATTTTCTTTAGCAAATTCTTAACCTTAGTAAATATTTTTTTAATCATATTAAGTCCCTATAAGTTTATCTAAGATTTTATCTAGACTATCCTGCATAGCATTTACTTTTTTCTCTAGTACTTCTACTTTATCTTCTTCCCTATATATTTTCTGTGTACTTCTTGCATTCCATACTGTATTACCTGCTTTAGTAGCAGAAACATATCCTTCGTTTTTATTAATATCAGATACATCTAGTTTTTCTACAGTCATATTATATCTCCTATAGTAGAGGGGAGAACCCGAAGGCTCTCCCCATATACTTTAGTTATGATCCGTCTCGTCAACACCAGAGATGTCACAGAGAACAGCCCATACTCTAAACTTACCGGCAGTGTCTTGAGCACCAGCAGTTAGAACATCAATGGTATCTGCCGTCTTAACCACAAGCATTGCGGCTGCATCGGTAGCATCCATTGGAGCATGTCCAGTACCCGTGGCATCATAAGCATCCACGAAAGCATCGGGATCATGATGACCAGCAGTCGAACCCGTGATACCTAGATCAAAGGTTACTGAACTGGAACTTGCAGTCAGAACTTCAAGCCCTGCCGCCATAACTAGCGTTTCAGCAGGAACATCAATCATCTGAATGATGTCTGCCGCAGCAGGATCGTAGTCCACAACTGAGGTAGTGTTTTCTACTAGGTAAGGTCTACGACCACCCGTTGAAGGATGACCTGTCGTACCGCCTTTACCCGTTTTATCATGAGTAGCCATATTTCAGTCCTCCTTCTAAGTGTTCAGATCAGGGATGCCCTTGTAGACACCCGTAAATCCAGTATCAGATGCACGAATTACCTTACGACCAAAGACATGCAGACCACGAACGATATCAGCAAACGAATCGGGGTCACGAATAACTTCAGTCTTGGCAATAGCCGAAGCGGTGCAAGTCGAACTCTTATGCCCACCGAGAACAATCGTCTCACCACTCGTAGTGGATGGGCCAAAAGTGTGACTAGCTGCAACGCCAGCCGTACCAACAGTAATCGAGTTAGTCTGATACAACGTAAAACCATGAACCTTACGACTAGTGACAGCACCGTTCAAAAGAGCGGATTGATTCTCACCAGTTACGCTTGAATCCATCAACTTGGCATCAGCCTGTCGAAGAATTTCATAGAACTGTGGCGGGGCCACAATCCAACGATTGTCTTCAGGAACATCAGCCTCGTCTAGAAGACGAGCAAACGTACTAAGATAGTTAGCACACTCATTACCCGTATTACACGAAATAGCAGAACCAGCCGCACCGAGATTCGTAGTATCGGTAGAGGCATTGTCACTAATCGCCTTCAGGACGTTATAGTCATAAGCCTTCTTCAAGCTATAAGCGCCCGAAGAAGTCGAGAGAGCTTCCCAGTTTACATGACTCTGTCGCTCTTCCACGTCATCAACCTTGAAGGCAAAGTAGTTACCCTGATCAACCGTCAGAGTAATTTGATTGTCCGCAAGATTCTGGGTGTTTACAACAGCACCCCGTGAATAGGACGACACAGTAACCGAAGGCTCTTTAATAATCTTTACAGTATCACCAAAATTTTCAATATCTCCAGCATAGTCGGTATTGGTTACAGCTTCTGCAACCGAGGAACGCCGGAAGAACTTGAGAACTTTTTGACTGTAAATCGCCGGAACCCAGTTACCCGAAGGTAGATTCTGGTAACCAGCAGCTAAACCAAATTCAGCCATAGTTAAGTCTCCTTATTTGTTATGGTATAATTCTTCCTTCCCGATTTGCCTTATCAATTTCTTTCTCGAAATTCATAAATTCATGTGGCTTTAATCGGGCAATTTCAGAAGAAGTCCAAATTTTCTTTTCACCTTCACTAGAATTGGCAGAGGATCTTTCTGTTTTAGTAACAGCCTTTGCTGCATCAAAGGTATTTTTTCTTGGTCTTCCTCTTTTCTTTTGACCAATATCTTTGTCAGCTTTATACAGGTCTAATACTCTTGCGGCCCATTTAGAATCTGTTCTGTTTTTATAGACACCATCAGAAATATTTTTAGGTTGTTCCTCTAGCCATGCCAGAAATTCTGCATCACTTTTGATCTCCAGAAAATCTGGGTGTACGGAAAGAAGTTCCTTTTCTGCTGTTCTAATCTGTGCTTCTTGCTCTGTTTTGCGAAGAGATTCGATTCTTTCTTCAACATCTCTAACACTAGCATCTGCTTGAAGCCTAGATACGGTTTCTACAACATCATAAACATCAGGATATTCTCTTTTAAAATCTTCCAACTCTTCTTGTGACTTGGGAAGATTTTGTGGAGCGGAAGCTTTCTGTTCTGCCAGTTTTAATTTGGCTTCAGTAAGCTCTTGATTTTGAATCCATTCGTTATTCTTACGATCATGATAACTCTTTAGATCGCTATAACGCTTTTTCCAATCATGCTCCTTTGCATCCTGTGCCTGTATCATTCCTTCAACCTCTTGAGTATCTCCATTAGGAATGTCAAGAAGTTCAGGGTCTGGTGTTTCAGGAGTAGGATCATCATCCATTAGTGTTCTCCTGTAGGCATTCTCGTATGGGGTAGGCTCTAGTATTTCGTCTTCTGTATCGATATTAGTCATGGTCTTTACCTCCTATGGGGGCCAAGAAAACTTGGGTGTCCCTATTTGGTGCTAATGTCTGGGGCCGATGATATCGGGTATCCAGACCAATCTTTTAATTTTCTCCTCGTCTTAAAACTTTATAAATTTTATTTTTATTCTTATTATAATTATTTATAAATTCCTGTTTTCTCTCAGAAGTTATCTTATCCTTACCTCGCCAATGATACTTTTTCCAATATTCAAAAGCTTGTTTACCAGTAAGATTATCATTATTAATTGTATCTATAAAAGGAGCATCTCCTGACAAATTATCAATAATAAAAAGTTCTGTTTGTTCTTTACCTGTTAATTTTCTTAAATCAAAATCTTCATCATTATCTTTAAATTTAGATAACCAATACATATTAGGATCAAAACTTTTAGCTCTAGTTACAGCCGTTTTTGCTGCTTCTTGAGTACTTTTATCCGACCCTTCTTTTTCATATTGGTAAAGACCGCTTCCCGGTCCATAAATACTCCCTGTCTTTATTAAGTTTTTTATCCCTGAAATAATACCTCTTGGGTTTTGTCTTGCATCAGGATCACTATCGCTTTCTTGCATAGCAATAGTTTCAGCTAATACTAATGCATTATTCGTATTAAGATAGTTTTTTTTATTTGTCTTTGTTTCATTATATTTATCCATCCAAGAATCTAATTTTCTTATAAAGTCGAGATCAATTTTAAAAAAATCTTCTTCTACCTCGCCACCTTTATTCATTAGCTGCCCCATCTGCTGTTGCATAGGAGCTTCCGATGCTACCTGTTGCTGCTGTGGCGGCTGTGCTTGCTGCTGTTTAGCCATCATCTTTTCTTTTTGTTTTCTAAGCTGAAGACCCTTCTGATTCCATTTTTCTAATTTATCAAGACCGATAATATCTACTAGTGATTTAGGTATAACAGCTTCCCCATTAGAAATACGAATAGGGACTTTATTCTGAGGATCATAATCTTCAGGCAGTGGTTTACCTAATTTTGCAGCAATAGTATAGGCATCACGAATTACTTTATTAATATCGGAAACACCAACTAGCTGTACTGATTCTGCATTAAGAATATAGGAACCAGCCTCGACTTCCATATCTAGATCATCTTCAACTCCTGTACCACCTCTAAAGGGTCCGGGTGCGCCATCCCTATCACTAACAACACCCATAGGAACATTAGCGACTTCCATATTTGTATCTGCATTTTCCGTTTCTCCACCTAATTGCATATTAACAGGACCACCTTTAGCTAAATTAGGTCCGGGGTCTGCTGCCCCATGTCCTACACTTCCGGGGTCTCCTGTACTCGGACCCGCATCGACACCTACATCTCCTCCTGAATAACCTACATCAATTCCTGCCATAGGACCAACATCTATATCTAATGCATCTTCTCCTGCTGCCATTGCAGCATCCCATCCTGTATCTACTACTTCTGGTGTAGAAGACTTCATTCCTGTAGCTTGGTCTGTAGTAGTAGGAGCATCAGAAACAGTAGCCGGAACAGCAGCAGTATTAGTAGTCACAGCAGTAGTAGGATCAGTAGTAGTAGTAGTAGGATCAGTATTTATAACAGCAGGAGTACTATCATAAGGATCATAATCATCTACTTCCTTAACATTTAGTCCAGGTTGTACAGAGATAGTACCTTCATCTCTTATCCCCTCTATAAAAGAAAGAATATCAGATCGATCTGAATTAGGATGCATTTCTTGCCCTAGATCAACCATCACAGACAGAACATCAGGGTTATTAAGATCAAGACTATGTTCATTTGGAGAAGCCAATTCTATCGATGTTACATCGTCGTGTATATAACTACTTGAGTGTTGAGGAAGATCAGAGTAAGTAACTGAAGGATAAGAAGCAGTAGTATCTTCTGTAAGAGGAACTCCGTCCTTGATATTATTTATCACAGATGAAACTTCTGGGCCTTTTGGGTCTTCTGAATATATGGTATAGTCTAGTGGGTCTTCTGAATATATTTGAGTCCAATCGTTAAGTTGGTCTTCTGAATATATGTTAGCCGAGTCTAGTGGGTCTTCTCTCCAACTTTTATAGTCGGAATATGCAATTTGAGCAGAATCTCTAATAGCTTTATCATCAGAGTTTAATCTATCCTTCATAGACTTAACAAAAGTAGCTTCTATCTTATTTTTATCAAGTGCGTTAAATATAGCTACAATAGCTTTAGAAGCGAAAGGACCAACCATAAAACCAAGCAAACCTTTACCTATTGCTGTTGCTATAGCCTCTTGAGTAGCATTTTCTGGTATTCCTAATATACTGTTTAAACTTACTCCCTTTGATTTAGAGAGTGCATCCAACGTATCAAGAGTTTTTTTTGTATCCGCTAAAGCCTTTGAGCTTAACATCGATTGATTAATTGATTTAGAATCACTCAACATTGAATTTAACAAACCTGGCTTGGTCTTTATACTTGCATTGGAATTAGGACCAATATAATCATTTACGGCTTTTCTACCTACTTCTGTTATTAGTCCAGTATTAGGATCAAACTCAACATTTAATCCTGGTTGTCCAAAGAAATCTTTATCAATAACCATACCGGGATTAGAACTTGCACTACCTAAAGAACCTGAAGAGCCTGATGCTGTTCCACCATTATCAAAATTTTGTACTCCACCACCCATATTATATTTGTTAGTAGGTGTAAAACTAAATACTTTTTCTCTTACTATTTCTAATTCTTCAGGCAACATTCCGGGTATACCATCATTTCCCATATCCTCAAGTATTACTCTCTGGATATAATTAACTCTATTAGGATCAATGCTCATTATATTTATCTTGCTTTCTCAGTATATCATCATTTGATAAAGTAGATTTAACTACGGCCTTGAGGTTCTTGATCATTTCCAGTGAAGCTAGCTTCCCCTGCAATCGGCGGAACTCCAACTCCGATGTTTCCACCCCCAACGCCTGATGGGTCCATTGGATTTGCTCCAACAGGTACGCCTCCATCGGCTCCCATAGGTCCGGGTTGTTGACTAGTGGGTGGAGCTTCTGTGCTATTTTGGGATTCATTTAGACCTCTTAGGATATCTGCAAAGATTGCTGCCTCATCTGTATCATTTACAAGCTGATCAGGATCGATATCCTGAGAAATTGCAAGCTCTTTTATAAGATTTGGAATCTTAATAAACGGAGCTAGAAGCGGATTAGCAATCGTTTGCAATAGTGTTACAAGTCTCTGTGTACGGACTTCCTTCTGCATTACTGATGCAACGCCTCTGGGTTTAATCTCTAGATCGCCTATGATCTCAGCATTGTCATCATTAAATTGCATGTTCCATTGGAAGAATGATTCTCCTAAAGGTCTTAGCAAAAAGTCATCTATATTCTTCACAACAGTCTTAATGGATAGTCCTGCTGATCCCATGATCATTGATAGGCCAGAAGCAGTACGACCAGTTCCTGTTACACCTGTCTGCCCATGAGAGATAGAAGGGATACCTGTTTCTTCATCTGCAAGTTGTCGTGCAACCTGATACATCTGAAGATTCTCAGGGGCTGTATTAGGGAACTTTAGTCCATTAACAGCAGTTCCGGTAACACCAGACTGCCGTCTAAAGATTTTACCCGGATAAACTTCCATGTTCTGTCCGGGTACAAGCTGTGTTTCATCTATGTCAAATACCATATTACCAGCTAATGCCAGATTGTCAATAGCCATTCTCATATGACCATTCATGAGAAGCTGGGCATCTTCCATGTTCTCTGCCACACCCACACCAAAGAACTGGTAAGGATTAAGTTCATACGGAAAAGCATGATAAGGGATACGAGAAGGTACAAAAGGATTAAGTACACAACGGATAATCTTATCGTTAACAATCCATGCATTAATCTGTACTGAATCTAGATTAGTAACACTATCAGGAAGATCAAGACCAATCTCATTAGCAAGATATAAATCTAGTGTACCCCAATATTCAAATACTTCATATCTACTTTCTGAATAGAGAGGGTCTTCATCCTCTGAATAGATAGTATTTTCAAAGTATCGTTCCTCATACTGAGGACCATGATCTAATGCATCTTCAATAGCTTCTTCATCAAAGAAAGGTCTTTTAGAAAGCTCTCTAAGTTGTTCTCTGTTATAACGATGCCTTTGTATTACATACTCAGCATCTTCAATACTCGTAGCTGAAGGATCAGGATAGAAATTCCAACAAGATACTGCTTCAATTCTAGGAACAGTCTTTTCATAAGGTTCAAATACTTTTTCACCATCCTCTATCTTCCAGTTATGAACAGTTTTACCAAAATTAAATGGTCCTTTAATAATACCTGTACCTAACAAAGCAGATTCAAAGATTGAATGACGGAGAACATTAGTTGCATTAGTATCTAATAGCTGATCATGAATCAGCTTTTCCATATTACGGGCAGCAATAGCTGCTGGTTCAATCTGAGGGGAACCCGGAATAACACTTGGTCCTTCCTTCAGATTAGAAGCCTTACTATACTTATCTTTCAACCCTCCTAGAAAATCATCAAGTTCTGCAAAAGGTACATTACCAGCCTGTTCCATAACCATCTGTTCTTCTGGAGAAGCCAGATGAGCAAACTCAGCTATTCCTTCTGGAATAGGTGTATTTGAAACTGTAATAGGGAATTTGTTATTAGCAAATAGAATATCAGAGATTTGTCCAAAGGCTGCAAGAACTTTTACCTTAGTAATTCTTACAAATACTTTAGACTTCTCTGAAGACCTATAGGTAGAAGAAGTATCATAGATACCTCTATAGTTCTTGTATGCAGACAACCATCGCCTTTCATCTGAAAGACGACCAGTTTCTGCATCAAGAAATTTATTCTTGATAAATCCTATAAGGCCCGGAAGTTCTTCCGCTTCTACTTCTATAACTTCAGGAGTTTCTTCTTCAGCCATAAAGTGCGTTATCTTCTTTCATAAAATTAGCAGTCATCATCTTCTTACCAGATTCAGACGGAACATCGGCAGACTGTTTAAAATTTACATCGGTCGAACCCATGATATCAGATTCTAGAGGTTCACGATAGAGCATACCATCAGGTACAGGACTCATCTGACCCTGCTTCTCAGCCATTCCTTCAAAGTCTTTAGCGGTATAGGGTTTCATATAGGGCATTAATTTCTCCTTTATTTAATTCTTTTAGGTTTACGAACAGAGCCGCCATGAGCATATTGTTTCATAGCTTTTGCGGGGCGGCTAGATACTCGACCACCTCCCTTCCTGTTTGATACTTCAGAAAACTTCTTGGCTACTTTCTTAGCTACTTTCTTAACAGGGTCTTCAGGTCTTTCTTTACCTTTATTATATTCGTTAATATCTTTCTGTAGTTT